AAATGCTTTCGTAATATGGGACACCTAACAAAACGTTGTAATAACAATCACCCTTAAAACAACGAATCGCCGTTGCAACATCCTGGGCCAATGAATACGGCCTGTCGGCAACGGCGATATTACCTGAAGAATCTATTTCCAGATCCCATGTTGATGGGTTTAAGTAGAGTGTTTTCATATCGGTGTTCCCGTTATTCCTGTACCTGTTTCAACCCCGCTGTGCTGATGGTTGCTGCCGATATCAACAGTATTATTCGTCAATGTTCCGGTTACCCCAACGTTCCCAACTATATTAAATGATGGTGATGTAATTAATGTTGATATTGTAGCATTTATTTCCAGACTTGAACAGTTAATTTGAACATCTGGCGCAACAAGGTTGACAAGAGAAGGTGAATTTATCTCAATACCATCATCGGAAAACCTGACATACTGATTTGGTGTTCCGTTAAGGACACCACCAAGATATATCCCGTCTGCAAAATCAAACGTTCTCCCGCTACCAGGGTTAGACGATCTCTTGTTTATTTTAACCGACGAAATATCCCTGTCCGCAAAGCAGCACAACCCAATGTCCCCAACTTTAGGGTCTATAATTATCGCGTCACTTCCTCCTTGCAGCCGAAAATAAAGGCAACCATAAACCGTTCCGTGTTCTCTGGCTTTATCGTCACCGTCGATCATATTGACAAGAGGCTGAATATCAACAAACCCGACCGGTGAAAGTTCGCCGGAATTGGTGCAAGACACTATCTTCACAAGAGTTATGTGGTTGCATTTTGCGAGTACCTGCCTGATTAAGAAAATCTGCGCATTATACGGGCTATTGCTTGCGTATGGGTCAGCTTGTCCTCGGTATCCGCCTGCCATTAGTGAGCCACCCCGAACGCACCAGGTAAGACAAGGTGCATTTCAGTATCCCATCTTCCGCCAGGGGTCTTTGCCTCAACCGTGTGGACAAGGTTTGCAACCATCCACTGGCCTTGCGCCTTTTCTATATCTGATTCAACCTTGACTATCTGGCCGAATCTTATTACCGGGTTAAAAAGAGATTTGACAAAAATCCCGTTTTCAGTGTAAGCAGGATAACCGACCATTCCGGATTTTGTATTGATTAAAGGTATAGTTCCGCCTCTTGTTTTCCCTTTTGGCCAGATAGCAAGCACTCCGTTTTCAATCCCGTTCCATTCAATTTTAGCGTCCCTGACTGCCTTTTTCGCCTGTTCCCGCAAAGAACCGTAATAATAAGATGATGGAAGGATAACCGACACGCCATTGTTTTCAAACTTCACTCCCATCTGTGCCGCGAGATTGCCAAGAATCACCGCAACATCAACGCTGCCGGGGTAAGTGTTGTTTGGTGCAGGCTTGAGTTGTTCTATTCCTCCGGCAACTGCAGAGACAATAAAAGAAACCTCAGGAGCAGAAAGCAGATCTGGAAAAGCTGTAATTACTGTTCCCTGGAATATTTGCGACATCCCCTGTTTTTCGTCGCCTGCTTTAATTGTCATGGTATTGTCTCGCCATACATTTGGCAGTCTTCCAACCCTCGAAAGTTGGTTCATCAGGGAAAGGCCCATTCCAAATATTCTACCGGAACACTGAGCCATCCCCTCACCGCCAATTATATTAGCCTGCATGGACACACGGCAATTCTCTATCGTTGCCGTTTTGGTCGGTTCACCATCACCTTCCGGTCCTGTACCGTAGGTGAATTGAACAATTATTTTTTTTTGGTTAAAAGACATCGCTTTCCTCAAGGTATACAAAAACATACCTCGTACCAAGACCTGGTGTTGTCGGATCTAAATTTCCTTGCGTGTCATGAAAAACAAGATCACCCAAAAAACCGAGATAAGAATCTCTCACAATCCTGTTCATATTTTGACAGATAACCCCACCAATAACCAGTGAATCAGCAACATATAGATTGCAATACATCCCTGTTGACCTGACAAACAATTCTATTGTACAGTCTTGGCCACCGAGGACTATTGAAAACTTTTGGCCGGCAACGTCCTGAATGGGGATTATTTTCACCTTGTTCCACCTGTTATATCAAGATATATACGTTGTGTGTCGCTTCCTTCAGGCTTGGGTTGTACTGTTCCGCTATTCACAGGGTCATTGCTCTGCTCTTTTTTTGCTTCGGTAAAATATAACTTCACTGTGTCCATAACCTCCATACAGGACACATCAGCAACAAGCAGGCTCACTCCGTTTTTTGATGATCTGTGAAAACTTATTCCAAAGATATTGACGTTATTGTACACTTTTTCAGGCATAACAATATCAAAAAGGTCAAATGTATTTTGCAACTCTTCAAGAGAATACAAAAATTTCTGCCGCTCATTGTCAGAACCACCTTTGGTCATTCTTATTCTAAAAACGAAAGGAGTCTGAACTTTGTTATATGTTTCAAAAGCGCCTTTCTGTTGCGGGTATGTCGATATTTTAGCTTCTTTGTGATAACCAAGATCAAGTATCGAGTCCGTTACTATAACCGGTTCTCCATCAAGGAAAATTCCCCATTCAGGAGGGGAAAACATTCCTATTATTCCCTGGACGTCATAAAAAACCAAAGAAAGTGCATTGGTAATCCTGGCTATAGGATCTGTCACGGTTGATATTTTGTTGAGTAAGGTAGGTATGCCGTTCATCAGTATGCCGAATTACCCTGAGATGTAAAAATATAGTTTCTGCTCACTTCCGACCGAAGATCGTTCCCCAATTCTTCACCGTTTCTTGCACCAGTAGTAAGATTAACGTTCTCAATATTTATCGTCGCCCCGTCGTGGCTTGAAGTATTATACACACTTCCTTGATTGAGTTGTCCGATAAGTTGCGCAACTTCCGATTCATGACCTTTGAGCGCGTCAAACTCGTTTATCATCCCCTTGAGTTGATCACCACTTTTCATGCGCCTGGGAACAAGAAACTCGTTAAATATTCTATCCTGCATCTCCTTGTTGAAAAACTCATTACCGGATAAACCCATCGCCCGGACAGCATCAGAAAGTGTGTTTGCCCTTATCTGGTACGCCCCTGCAGCCTGATACCTGCCCCTTGCCTCGTCCGCAATTACTTCGTTGATGGTTTTTGCCGCATATCCATCTGCGAAAGATTTCTTTAATGCCTGCCGGTCTGCAACGTTTGATTTGTCAGTGTTTATTGCGCCGTAATTGTTTCCAGATTCAAGTTTCCTTACCAGTGAAGCAAGTCCGCTCTCTGATGATCTAAATTTTCCCGTTAAAGTCCCGTCTCCTAATTTTTTCGCACTCCATATAGGCGTAATTCCATCAAGAAATCTGGATACAGGTTTCCCTCCAGAAGCATCATTGAAGCCATTCAGTATTCTGGTTAATATCCCATTCAACCTGACTATGCCGGAAGATAATTCAGAAACGGCAGACCGACCTAATTCGTTAAGTGCTGCAACAAGTTTCGCCTCTGAATCCTGCCGCTCCTGTGCAAGCCTGGACTGTTCACCAGTGACGATTCCGCGCTGATCTGAAATATATTTTTGAACCGCCTGCGGACCTTGTTGAAGGATGTTTATCAGGTCGTTGTCAAGGCCCATTCCGTAACCAAGTTCATGAGCCCTGGCCTTGCTCATTCCCTGCATGACCTTTGATAACTTGGTCATGATCTCAGTAAAATCTTTTGCCTTGGTAATGTCTACGCCAAGCAGGGAAAATATCTTGAAAGACTCGGAATAAGTGCCAAACAGTTTGAACTGCTCAAGGCTTCTGGTTATCCCCTCAAATGATTTTGCAACGGCCTGAGAGTCGCCCCCTACTCTTTTGACTATCCCCTGCCACATGGACAATTCTTCACTCGACGTACCAATATTCCCGGCTAGCCTCCCAATAGCAGCGTCGCTTTTGGTAATATCTGCCGTAAATTGTTTTGCAGCACCAACAGAAAGAAAAGCTGTTGCCAGGCCGAGAACTCTTTTAGTCATGACACCTATAATGTCGGAAAGTTCCGAGGCGTCTTTCTGCATCGACTTATGAGTTTTCTCGCTTTGCTTCTCCATGCGGCGGAGAGATTCGAGATATGACTTTTCACCCTTTTTGAAATCTTCTGGATCAAGACCGAGTGAAACTATGAGTGAGTCAATAACGGTCGGCATTATGTCACCTTGTGGGCCAAGCGCTGATTGTAAGAGTCTATGATTACAATTTCAAGAATGTCGTACATATCCTCTATGCCGTATACCGTTTGAAGTTCGTGGAGGGTAGCTTTATTCCTGCTGATAAGCGTTGCTATTGTTTTTGGTATGTTCTGGTAATCTGCATAATTCTTGCCGTCGCCTGAATATACTTTTAGCTTCAGGCGACGGCGGTAACGAAAAAATCCAAATTTAAAGAGAACACCTCTTTCCTCAAATTTAGCCGTGTTTTGATCTCTTCAATATCGTTTTCAACCAATTCTCTGGAAATTTGCGGTTTTGCCGGATCTGGAATTATTTTGATGTATTGCATCATTTCATCAAGAATAGGCTCTGCATCTTCAAACTTCAAACCCTCCAGTGCCCGAAATCCCATAACAGCTATGCCGGAAACACCCATATCAATGAGGTTTTCAGGAACCATAGCCCCCGAGTGGGCAAGGGCAAGGAATATCTTTATCGCCCATTTTTCAGCCTGTGCCGCTGGCATTTCAGTGATAACAAAAACCTTGCCAGCGTCACGGCCACCGTCGCTCTCGACGGTATAATTCAGAACCTTTCTCATATCGGAGCACCAACAATGCTCTCCCAGGTTATCTGATAAATGCGCGGTTGAAGAACTTTTTTCATGTCGGCGATTGGCTTGTACATAGACAAGTTCCCGTTGGTCATGACATATGACATATTAATTGACGGCATGGTCAGGATACCGTTGGCAAAATACTTATCACGCAGTACCTTCTCCGCCTGATACCAGGTATCAAATAACTGGTTTGATGCGCTGTCCGCCTGGAGTGCTATCTTTTGAACAACTGCATTGAAAACAAACCCGGCAGACAGTTTACCATCAACTCCCATCAAGTTTTCGGAAACGGCCAGGTCGTCAAAATCCCCTACGTCGTCGGTAGCAAATCCTTGTATCCTTTGCGGTGCCGTGTACAGACCTGTAACCGACAGCATAAAGACAATGTTTGCGGATGTGATTGAACCACTCATTACTGCACCTCAATTGAAGCAAGGTTAATCTCGTTTACGTCGCCGCCGTCCATGTACCAAAACTTCATCGGCGGCGTTCCTCTGTTGCTCCTGACCTGCGCCGTTGCATCAAGGATCTGTAAATACCACCCCTGACTAGACAAGATGCTATCTATTGCCATTCCCGCCCCGGTATTGACTGCGCTTATCTGGCCGGCAGAAAGAGAAACTCCTGGACGGATTGCACCAAAGTTTACCGCTGCGTTTATGGGGTCCATGCACCATGACCTGATAATGGCATACCCTTGAGAGTTATATGGCACGCTTTTCATTGTGGTCAACATTGACATCAGTGCCAGCTGGAAGGCGTTGTTCAACCAGATTTGATTTACATAGGTGTTGAGCCACATGAAATCGCCGCTAATTGAACCGTTATACAAGAAGACAAACTGG